CCGGCGGCCAGAGCAATACATACACCGCCGGAGGTGGCGGCGCGTACGGCACAGACGGCGCCACGCCCACAGCAGGGTCTGCCGGTGCCTCCGGCGACAGCACCAAGGGCGGCGGCGGCGGGGGCGGCGGCGGTACGACTGTGACAGCCTCCACGAATGGAGCAGCAGGCGGGAATGGCGGCCGCGGCGGCGGCGGGGGCGGCGGCGGGGGCGTGGGCATGAATCCTGGGCTGGGCGGCGCGGGCGGAGTTGGAGGCAACGGCTACGCCATCGTAATCTCCTTCTAGGCTCGTCATGGCACAAGCCGACGACCTGATTCTTGCTGGGTGGTTTGATGAAGCGCTGATCGCCGCAACCACCACCGGCTCCGTGTCCATCACGCCCACCGTGGGCGCGATCACGTTGAGCGGCACTGTGCCGGTGCAAGGGCGCGCAGCGTTGCCCACTGCGGGCAGCATCACGCTGTCCGGGGTCGCCGCGACGCTGACCCGCGGCACGCCCATTACGCCGCCTGCGGGTGCGTTGACGTTTGCTGGCGTTGCCGGCACTTTGGGCCTTGGCATTGCCCCGCCTGCTGGCGCATTAGCGCTCGCGGGCGTGGGCCCCGTCATGGGCCTGGCGCTCACCCCGGGCACGGGCACGCTCACCTTGAGCGGGGTGGCGCCCACCGCGCTCCGCAGCACCGCGCTCACTCCCGGGGCGGGGGTGATCACGCTGACGGGGCTGGCGCCGGGGCTGGGCTTGGGGATTGCCCCGCCGGCCGGGGCCATTGTGTTCACCGGGCTCGCGCCCTTCCTGGGCTCTCCGGTCACCCCGCCCGCCGGCGCCTTGACGCTCGCCGGAGCGCCCCCGGTCCTCAGCCTCGGGCTCGCCCCCGCCGCTGGAGCCTTGACGTTTTCGGGGGTTGCCCCCGCCCTCGTCAAGGGTACCGTCCTGGTCGGCGCGGCGGGCTCCCTAGCGCTTGCAGGCGCAGCCCCCGGGGTGGCGCGGGGGACCGTTCTGACCCCGCCTGCGGGAGCAGTGGCCCTGGCCGGGGGCGCCCCTGGACTCGGCACCGGCATGGCCCCCGGAGCCGGGGCAATCGTTCTGACCGGGGTTGCGCCCTCCTTGCCGGTGGCCGGAACGCTGGTGCCGCCTGCGGGGGCGCTAATCTTCACGGGCGCCGGGGCGCCGCTGGGCCGCAGCTTGACGCTGGGCACGGGCGCCGCAGTGCTGAGCGGAGTGGCGCCGGGGCTGGGCCTGACGATCACGCCTCCAACCGGAGCCCTCACACTCACGGGCGCCGCACCGGTGTTTGGTTCGACGCGGCTTGCCCCGCCCACCGGAGCCCTCACGCTCACGGGCGCCGCGCCAGGGCAACCCGTCGCATTGGCCCCGCGCGGGGGACAGGTGACGCTGGCGGGCGGCGTGCCGCATGTGCTGGTGGGCTTTGCGCCCTTTGCCAATTATCTCCGGGCGCTCGCGGCGCAACCGCCCATGCCGCTGCCCATCACGTATTTGCCTGCTGCTGCGGCCGCTGCACCCGCGCCGCCCGGGCAGACCTATTTGCTCCCGGAGGAGGAACCGGCATGACAGCGTTCTTTGTCCCGCCGGCTCCGGCTGAAGACGATGCGCTGGACAACGTGCTGCATGATCTCATTGCCGGCGTCACGGGGTTGGACGGCTCCTTGGTGCGGCCGATGTGGCAGTTCACGCTCGCACAGCAACTGGAGCAAACCGGCAATTGGTGTGCGTTCGGGGTGATGAGTTCCGTGCCAGATGCCAACCCGGTGGTGGAGCATTTGTTCGGCGACGACATCACCGCTCCCGCCGGTGACCGCGTCATCCGTCATGAGGAGCTGGAGGTGTTGGTGAGCTTTTACGGCCCCGGCGCCAAGAGCAATGTGGGGCTGCTGCGGGATGGGTTGGCGGTGGAGCAGAACCGTTACGCCGCCCGTGCCGCGGGGTTGTACTTTGTGGATATGGAGCCGGCACGCAACGCTCCAGACTTCATCAATCAGCAATGGATTCGCCGCTGGGACACCTCGTTGCGCTTCCGCCGGATGGTTGCGCGGGTGTACGGTGTGAACAACATTGTGGCTGCGGAGATTGACCTGTTGGATGACACGGGCCACGTCGACCGCAAGATTCAGGTGCCGCCAGACGGGCGCTCTTAACCTCTTTCCTCTGGAGTAAATCAACATGCCTGGTCTTTCCGTACAAGACGTCGTCAGCGTCACCATTCAGATGTCGCCGGTGGCTTCGCCACTGCGCAACTTCGGCAGTCTGCTGGTGCTGGGGGATTCGGACATCGTCGATGTGCAGCAACGCTTCCGGCTGTACACGACGGTTGCGGCGGTGCTGGCGGACTTTGGCAGCAATGCGCCTGAGTCTGCCGCGGCGAAGCTCTTCTTCGCCCAGTCGCCCACTCCGGCGCAGCTGTATGTTGGCCGCTGGGCTGCTGCCAATACGCACGGTACGCTGATTGGCGCCTCGCTCACGGCGACGCAGCAACTGATGACCAACTTCACCTCCATTCTCAATGGCGGGGTGAACTTCACCATTGACGGCGTGGCACAGAACCTGACCGGGCTGAATTTCTCGCTGCAGAGCAATCTGAACGGGGTGGCGGCGGTGATTCAGAGCGCTCTGGCGGGCGCTGCCTCTGTGGTGTGGAATTCGGTGTACAGCCGCTTCGAGATCAAGTCCTCCACCACCGGCACCTCCTCCGCGGTGTCCTTTGCGAGCGCGGGCGCCAACCAGGACATCTCTGCGCTGCTGGGGCTGACCGCCACGCAAGGCGGATACACAGTGGCGGGCATTTTGGCAGAGAGCATTGAGAGCGCCGTCAGCACATTCATGAATCTGACCAATGCGTGGTATGGGCTGCAAATCGCCAGCACCACCGCGGTGGCGGACAATGATTATGTGAACGTGGCGGGGCTGATTGAAGCCTCGGGCGGCTCCTCGAGCCGCATCTTCGGCGTCACCACACAGGAACAGGCTGCGCTGCTCTCCACTTCCTCCACGGATCTGGCCGCACTGCTCCAAGCCGGGGGCTACACCCGCTCCTTCTGCCAGTACTCCTCCAGCAGCCCGTATGCTTCGGCCTCCATCTTTGGCAAAGCGTTCGGCGTCAACTTCCAAGCGTCCAACTCCACCATCACGTTGAAGTTCAAGCAGGAGCCGCTGATCACGGCCGAAACGCTCACCGAGAGTCAGGCGCTCGCGCTGCAGAACAAGAACTGCAACGTCTTTGTGAACTACAACAACAGCACCGCCATTCTGCAGGAAGGCAAGATGGCTGGCGGGTTCTTCTTTGATGAGGTGCACGGCACCGACTGGCTGCAGAACCAGATCCAGACTGACGTGTACAACGCGCTGTTCACCTCTCCCACCAAGATCCCGCAGACCGACGCCGGCATCAACATCCTCGCCACCATTGTGGCGCAGGACTGTCAGCTGGCCGTCAACAACGGGCTGGTGGCCCCGGGAGTGTGGAATGGACCGGCGATCGGGGCGCTGGTGCCGGGGCAGTTCCTCAGCACCGGCTACTACGTGTTCCAGCCCCCCGTGGCCACGCAGAACATCACGGACCGGCAGAACCGCAAGGCGCCGCCGATCCAAGCTGCAATCAAACTCGCAGGTGCGGTGCACTTTGCGTCCGTCATCGTCTCCGTGAACAGGTAAACAACACATGGCTGCTTATGCATTCAATGACGTCGTCGCCACCATTAGCGGTCCGACGGGCTCGGCCAATCTGGCGTTTGGCGCCGGGGCGGCCGACGAGGGCATCGAGTTCGAAATGACCGGTGACAAGAACACAATGCAAACCGGCGCCGATGGCTCCGTGCAGCACTCCCTGCACGCCGAGAAGTCGGGGCGCGTGATGCTGCGGTATCTGAAGACCAGCCCGGTCAACGCCATCCTGCACCAGATGTATGACCTGCAGACGCAGTCAGCATCACTGCACGGCCAGAACATGATCGTCTGTCAGCAGAAGGCTGCGGGCGACGTGACCACTGCGCGCCAGGTGGCGTTCAAGCGCAAGCCCCGCCTGGTCTATGCCAAGGAGGCCGGGCTGATTGAATGGGAGCTGGACGCGGGCATGATCGACACGGTGTTGGGGACGTACCCAACTTCATAAAAACTTTCCACTTCGGGGTAACAATAGATGGAATTCGAACTCAACGCTCGTCGTTTCCGTTGCGAAAAACTCAGCGCGCTGCAGCAACTGCACCTTTCGCGAAAGATTGCGCCGCTGCTCCCGCCGCTCGCGCCATTGCTGGTGCAACTGTGGCAGCGGCGAGAAGACATGTTGGGCGAGGATCTGCTGCGGATGGCGGAGCTGATGGATCCGCTGGCGCAGGCCTTGGCCAGCATGAAGGACGCGGACGCGGAAGCTGTGGTGGAAATGACGCTGTGCTCCGTGAAGGTGGAAACGGCGCCTGGGACCTGGGTGCCGCTGTGGTTGCCGGGCGGGAAAATGGCCGCTGTGCTGGAGCTGAACGACATGGGGCAATTGCTGCCGATTGTCGTGAAAGTGGTGGTGTTCAATCTGGGCTCTTTTACAAACGGACTCCTTACATCCCGCGGGGCGCCGACGCAAGCGAGTCCGACATCCAGTGGGCTCGGCTCCCCGGTGGCGAGGACTGGGCACTGATACCGGTGCAGTCTGACCCGCCGCTGTGCACGCTGAAGGAGTTGCAGGATGGAACGTATGACCTGGCGGACTTGCAGCTCATGGTGGATGCGGTGATGGTGAAGGCGGACAACCGTGAGATCATGAACGAATTGGTACGGGAACAAGCACGCCGTGGCCGCTGAAACCATTCGCTCCTTCCTGGTCTCGCTCGGGTTCAAGACCGACCAGGCCACCCTCAAGAAGTTTGAGGACTCCATCACCGCCGCCACCACCAAGGCGAAGCTCCTGGCGGACGGCATCGAGAAGATGGCCAAGACGGTCATCGACGGCATTCATTCCGTCGCGGTCGATCTGTCCAATCTGTATTACGCTTCCGTCCGCATCGGCACGTCTGCTTCAAACCTGAAAGCGCTCACGCAGACGGCTGAGGATTTTGGCGTCTCCGCGGAGGAGGCGCTAGGCTTCATGGAGGGCCTTTCCAAGATTCTAAATACGGACCCGGCCAAGGAGTCCTATCTGAATTCCTTGGGCGTGCAGACTCGCAAAGTGAATGGCGAGATGCGCGATATGCAGGACATCGTGAACGACTTCAGCCAGGCGCTGGGCCGGTTCCCGCCGTATCTGCAGCAGCGCTTTGCGGACATGTACGGTATGAGCTACAAGCTCCGCCTCATGTTCACGGATCCTGGGTTCCTGCAGGACTTGGAGAAGCATCAGAAGCTGCTGGGTGATGGTTATAACGCCAGCTCCCGTGAAGCTGCTCAATTGCTGCAGCAATTCCGTGAGGTGGGTGATCGCTGGGAGAAGTTGAAGCAAAAGTTCACGGTCAACGTCTTCGGGCCGATGATCCGGTGGATTGAGGAAGGGGAGAAATATCTCGCGGCGCATGAGCCCAACATCGAGGAGTACATCACCCGTTTCGGCCAAACCATCGAGCGCACCTACAAAGTAATCAAAGCGATTTTGGGCACCGTTGATTGGCATAAGCTGATCGGGGTTGATGAGTTCGAGCAACTGTTCAAGCGCATCGAGCAGGTGGGTCAATATCTCAACCGCACCTCGGGCAAGTTCAGCTGGGTGACGGACTGGATTCTTGGCAAGTCCGGCATCAAAGACGCCGTCGACAAAGCCATGAAGGAGCCCCTCACTTTCAAGTTCAGGTTCCCTTCCGACGCCGAGAGCGCAGAATGGCACAACCCTGGGAACCTGAAGTACGCGGGCCAGCCGGGCGCCGTGCGCGCAGGCGGCTCACCGGAACAGCGACAGTTTGCCGCTTTTCGTACAGACGAGGAGGGCATGTTGGCGATGGCGCGGCAGTTGCGGCTGTACGGCCAGCGCGGACTCAACAACATCAACTCCATCGTCAGCACCTATGCCCCGCGGGGGGACAATGACACCGCCGCATACATCGCGGACGTCGCCGCCCAGATGCACCGTGCCGCGGGCGCTTCTTTGAACCTGAACGATCCGGCGGTGCTGGCAGCGATGATGAACGCGATGATTCAGCACGAGCACAATGCCAATCCGTACTCCCCGGCGCTGGTGCGTGGGGCAGCGGAGCAGGCGACGCGCGGTGGGGCACCGGTGGTGGTGCAGCAAACCAACACCATTCACATCGACGGCTCCAAGGACCCGGCGGTGACGAAGAAGATCGTGGTGGACACGCTCTCCGAACTCAACCATAAAGCTGTCCGGGCGCTACAGCCCACCACCCAATGAGCGCCAATCTGATTGAAGGTGTTGTTCTCAATGCGCTCACGACGGCGTTTGAGGTGCCGTTGTTCAGCCAGATTGGGGACATTCAGGTTGACACAACGCTTGAGGAGCTGTACGAAGATGCCGTCGAGGTGACGGAGCACCCGGTTGAAGCTGGGGCGCAGATCTCGGATCACGCCTTCAAGAAACCAATGGAGCTGGTGCTGGTGTGCGGATGGTCAGAGTCCAGCATCTCGGGCTTGACGCAGTTTGGGGCGGATTCGTTTGGTGGGGCACAGCTGGGTTCCGGCGGCCCCATCAACCCGGGCGTGCTGACGATTGGATCGTTCCTGGGCGGGGCGATGAATGCGTCGAGCTATGTGGCGGGGATCTATTCCCAGCTGCTGCAGCTGCAGGAGGCGCTTGAGCCAATCAGTGTGAGCTGTGGGCTGCGGTCCTACGAGAACATGATGCTCACGGCGCTACGGGTGCGACGTGACGAGCGCACGCGGTACACTCTGGCGCTCACGGCGTTCTTCCGCCAAGTGATCATCACCTCCACGCAGGTGGCGAATGTGCCGCCGGCCGCCAACCAGGCCGTCCCCGCCAGCACCGCCGGCATGGTGAACACCGGCACGCAACAGCCGCAATTGGCCACACCGTCCTCGGGCGGAGCCTTCCCGGTGCTGCCGTGAGCCAGGCATTCCAGATTCCGTTGCAGCCGAGCACGCCGCAATCGTTCTCTATTCAGCTCAGCGGCGTGACGTACACGCTGTCCTTTGTGTATCGCAATGACGCGAACATGCCAGGCTGGTTCATGGACATTGCGGATTCCGGCGGCACGCCCATTGTGCAGGGGCTGGGGGTGGTGACGGGGGCAGACCTGCTGGCGCAGTTTGGGTATTTGAACTTCGGCGGCAAGCTGATTGGCCAAACCACCAGTGACCCGGACGCGCTGCCGACGTTTGATAATTTCGGCACGGATTTTCAGCTCTACTGGGTCCCGAACTCATGAGCCAGCAATTCCTGCGTAAGCTCTCGCTTGTGGCGGCAGATCCAAATGGCAAAGGCCTGGAGCTGGGTGCACTGCGATGCGTGTTCGAGGTGAAACGGGGCGACAGCCAAACGCCCAACTCCTGCGACGTGCGGGTGTACAACTTGTCAGAGGCCACCGCCAATCAGCTCATGAAGAGCAAGAACGGCGTACCCGAGTTCACCCAGCTCACGCTGCGCGCCGCCTACGGGGATCAGCCGCTGGCCCAAATCTTCTGGGGCTCCATCACGCAGATCCGCAAGGGCCGCGAGGATCAGAAAAATTCTTACGTCGCCATCACCGCGGCTGACGGTGACGAGCCGTACAATTTCTCGCCTACGGCGTTTGCGCTCGCGGCGGGGGCCATCCCAGCCGGCCCCATCACCCAGATCATCGCTGACATGGCACGCTTCGCGTTTGGCAATCCGCAGCAAACCAGTCAGAACGGGCAGCCCCTGAGCCAAGGCTACACCGCCCCCCAGTTCAAGAACAACAACACCCGCGCGGTGAAAGGGCGCACGTTCTACGGCAACTGCAAGGACGTGCTACGGAAGATCGCGGACCAGAACGATTGCCGCTGGTCGATTCAGGACGGGCAGGTGGTCTTCACCCCGAAGACCGGGTACATCCCGGAGCCGCCAGTGCTGATCACGCCGGCCACGGGGCTGATTGGCGTCCCAGAGCTCACCCAGACCGGGCTGAAGGTGCGGGTGCTGCTCAACCCCGCCATCAAGATCGCCCGCACCATCAAGCTCCAATCCAACTCCGTGAACACGTTCCGGTATGGACTGGGCCTGGGCGAGGGCGACACCAATTTGTTCCTGCAGCAAGGTGCCGGCAAGCAGAACGCGGATGGCCTGTACTATGTGATGCGCATCGATCACAACGGCGACAGTCGTGGTGCCCCGTGGTACACGGACCTGACTTGTTTGGCGGTGGATGCCACCGTGGTGCCCGAGAGCACCACCGCGGGCGCTGTGATCAGCAATGTGATCTATCGGTATTAATGCATGGAGCCGCGCGAACGCTACCTGGATCTGGAGGAAACCCTCCGCACCGCGTTTGAAGGGCTGATCTCCGGCACCTGGACCGCGCTGCCCGCCCGCGTGGAAGCGGTGACCAATGGCGGCAACACTGTGGAGGTGCAGCCGGCGGTGAATGGGCGGGTGCGGCAGATGGACGGCACCTTCAAGTCCATCCAGATGCCGAAGCTGGTGGACGTGCCAGTGTATTGGCCGGGGGGAGGGGGCGTGACCCTCACCTTCCCCATCACCGCGGGGGTGGATGAGTGTTTGGTGGTGTTTGCGTGCCGGTGCATTGAGAACTGGTGGTTCCAGGGGTTCACCCCGCCCAAGGGCAGCATCGTCGGCGCAGACGGCCGGCCGCTGAACCCGGCGAATGATGCGCCAGTGTTCCGGATGCACGATCTTTCGGATGGGTTTGCGTTTGTGGGCTTTCGCAACAAGGCACGCGCCCTCGCCGCGTACAACGCGACCACTGCGCGCGTGCGCTCGGATGACAACGCGACGTACCTTGAATTCGACATGGTGAACAAAAAGCTCACAGGCGTCTTCAGTGGCGGGATCACCTTGAACAACGTGACGATTGACAGCTCGGGCAACGTGGTCTCCCCCGGCACCATCACGGGCCAAACCGACGTGGTGGCCAAGACGGGGGGCAGCGCAGTGCACGTCAGCTCGCACAAGCACTCCGGCGTCACCACTGGGGGCAGCCAGTCCGGAGCACCGGTGGGCGGCACATGAGGTATCGGCCGCTCTCCCCCCTCGGGGACTACACGCTTGGCCAGCCCTTCCTGACCAACTCGCCGCAAGCCGTTGCACAAGCCATCGGCACCCGGCTGCGCTTGTGGTTGGGGCAGTTCTTCCTCGACATCACCGACGGCACCCCCTGGCCGCAGCAGGTGCTGGGTGAGCGCTATAACAAGGTCCCCGACGCCGCCATCAAGGCCCGCATCCTCAACACCATCGGAGTGGTGCAATTGACGGCGTACTCGTCGCAGTTTGACGGCAACACGAGGATCCTCACGGTGAATGCGACCGTGCAAACCCAGTTCAGCTTGACCCCGGTGCCGGTGGTGATCCCGGTGAAGGTGCCCGCAACATGACTTCGCCCGTCGCTGCCCAAATCACGCCGGCCGGTATTTCCGCGCCCACGTTTGAGGATATTTTCAATTATCTGGTGAGCCAGTACCAGGGCATCTTTGGCGCGGATGCGTATCTGGGGAACGACTCGCAGGACGGGCAGCTGCTGGCCATTTTTGCGCAAGCGATCTCGGATTGCAACTACGCCGCCATTGCAGTGTACAACGCGTACTCACCCGCCTTCGCCATCGGCGCCGGGCTCTCCTCGCAAGTGAAGATCAACGGCCTGAAGCGGCTGGCGGGGGCTTTCTCGAGTGTGACGTTGACCGTGACCGGGGTAGCCGGCACAGTCATCATCAACGGCCAGGCACAGGACACCGCAGGCAATCTCTGGGATCTGCCCGCCACCGTCACCATCCCCCAATCCGGCACCATCAACGTGGTCGCTGTGGCGGACTCCCTCGGCTCCATCACCGCTCCCATCGGCACCGTGAACGTGATCGCCAACCCGCAGCTGGGGTGGCAGACGGTCAACAATCCGACCTTTGCCGCCGTGCCCGGGGAAACAATGGAGCCGGACGCCGCACTGCGCGTGCGGCAGTCCACCAGCACCGCGCTGCCCTCAGTGGCAATTTTCCCGGGCATTGTGGCAGCCCTCGAGCAGGTCACCGGCGTGACACGCGTCACGGCCTACGAGAACAACACCAACATCTCCGACATCAACGGCATCCCGCGCAACACGTTGTGCTTTGTGGTGGAGAACGGGGCGCAACTGGACATCGCCAGCGCAATCGCCAGCAAGGCACCCCCGGGCACAGCCACCTTCGGCAACATCAGCACCCCCATCACGGATGCCGCCGGGGTCACCCGCACCATCAATTACCAGACGCCCATCGAGGCGACAGTGACCGCCTCGCTCAACATCCACACCTTGAACGGGTGGGCCTCGAGCACGCTGGCGCTGATCCAAGCCGCCATCAATAGCTACCTCTCCACGCTGCCGATTGGAGGGGTGGTGAACGTGGCGCAAGTGGTCACCGCCGCAACCCTACTCGGCACCCCGCAGGCGGGCACCTTCCTGATCAAGTCCGCCCAGGTGAACATCAATGGGGGCGCCTACCAGAGCACAGACATCCAGTTGGCCTTCAGCACCGCCGCGGCGCCGGGCACAAACGTGATCACGCTTGTATGAGCAAGGATTACACCTCCCTCATCACCTCCGAGCACGCCGACAAACCCAACTTTGTCGCTGCGCTGGGGCTGGTCGCCAACGGCGTCGCCGACATCACCGCCGCGGTGCAAACGTTGCTCGCGCTGTTTGATTTTGACACCGCGCTGGGGCAGCAGCTGGACTTTGTAGGCCAGTGGATCGGGCTCAGCCGCACAGTGGGCGGCGTGCTCTCGGTGCCGTTCTTTGGGTTCGCGGACGATGCCTCAGCGCTGGGCTTCACCGAGCTCACCAACCCCGCCACCGGTGCACGCTTCGTCGAACTGGGCGAAGACACCAGCTCCTCCGCCACACTGGCGGATCCGGAGTATCGGCTGGTGCTGGCGGCGAAGATTCTGCAGAACCAATGGGACGGGTCGCAGGCGCAGTTCGAAACCGCCCTCGCAGACATCATTCAAGCCCCCATCACGGTGGTGGACCCGGGGGTGCATGTGGTGATGCTGCGGCCGAATGAATTACTGGACCCGGTGCTGACGCAGCTGTTGACGGGGTATGACCTGATTCCGCGCGCAGCGGGCGTGCGCTACCAGTTTGCCTTCCAATCCGCCAGCCCCAACGCCTGGACCACGGCGGGCACCGCCACCTCCCCTTCCCCCACCACGGTGCAGAAGGTCTCCGGCACCAATGCATGGAATTCGGCGGCATGGGTGGCGCAGCCGGCGGCACACATCTGGGTGCAGTGGACGGTGCCCGGGACGGGGCCGGCGATGATGGCGGGGCTGGCGCAGAACCCCAGCGGCTCGCCCAATTTCCCCACGCTGAATTTTGGGCTGGAGACGGCCGGCGGGGGCATCCAGGTTTGGGAAGCAGGGGTGCAACAAAACGGCCCGTTCCCCAGCGGGAACTGGGGCAGTTATCTCCCGGGGGATTCCTTCGGGGTCTATTGGGACGGAACCAACGCCGTCTATCTCCACAACGGGGTGCCGTTCAAAGTGACCACCCCCGCAATAGCCAACAACCCCGGCGCATTGCAGGCGATGTTCGCGCTGTTCTCCGTCGGCGCCGAAGCCGACAACATCAACATTGCCACCGCTTGAGGATCACACATGGCGCTGCAAGTTTACACAAAACCCGCCGTCCGTAATGCCTGGGGCGACACCGCCAGCAACACGGACCTGGTGGATCCGGGGAACACGTTCGCCTCGGCCGGGTGGCAATTGGGACTGAAGCCGCCGCGGCAATTCTTCAACTGGGTGTTGAATGTGCTCTACCAGGGCATCCGCTATTTGTGCCAGGCGGGGATTTCGGCCTGGGACGCGGCGGACGCTTACTCAATTGGCTCGGTGGTGCGGAATGCGGCGGATGGCTTGCTGTATCAGAGCAAGCTCAACAACAACACCAACCAGCCGCCCGCCACCTCGCCCACTGCCTGGGGCCCACTCACCGCTGTCAATCCAGCGGGCGGGGACTCCAGCAACGCACTGGCCACCACACGCTTTGTCACCAATGGATTCGTGCCCGTGGGGGGCAGCTTCGCGCTGCTGAGTGGGCAGGTTGGCAACGGGCAGATTCCGCTCGGCGGCGTGACCCAGTACCAGGGCAATTTGGCCATCGCGTTCTCCCAGCTCACCGGCAAGATCGCCAACTCGCAGATCCTGGTGGGCGCGGTGACGCAGTTCCAAGGCTCCCTGTCCATCGCCTGGACCCAGCTCACCGGCACCAAGAACGCCGACCAGTTGAATGGGCTGGTGGCGGGGCCGGCCGGCGGCTTCACCAACAACACCCTCGCCCGCACGGACGGCAACGGGTTCACCTGGTCCCGGTACTTCAACCAGTCCTCGGCCAACAACGAGAACCCGGCCAACATCTCGCAGGTGATTGTGACCAATGGCACGGACGGGTTCTTCCGCAAGGCCAGCCTCGCTGCGCTACTCGCCGCGTTGGGCGCCACCACGGATGCGGACTTTGGCGCTTCGCTCGCGGCCAACGGCTTTCAAAAGCTGCCCAGCGGGCTGATCATCCAGTGGGGGCTGGCGAATCCAAACGGGGGCACAATCGGCGTCACGTTCCCGATTGCGTTCCCGAGCGCCTGCTTCAGCGTGCTGCTGGGGCAGATCAGCTCCGGCCCCACACAAGGGTTCCTCACCGCCGCCGCCACCACGGGGGGCTTTTTGCTCTCCAACACCGGTGGCGAAACCTATTGGCTTGCCGTAGGACACTGACACCCCTATGAAGTACTACAGCGCCGCAGCGCGTGCCTTTTACGACAGCGCCATCCACGGCCGGCGTATGCCCAGCGACGTGGTGGAGATCTCGGAACAGGAGTGGGCAGAGCTGCTCGAGGCTCAGTCCACCGGCAAGGAGATTGCCCCCGGCGCTGGGCGCCGGCCAATGGCGTGCACCCCCGTGCTCACCTTGGAGGTTCGCGCCAGCATTGCACAGCGTCACGCGGACGTGCTAGTGCAGCGTCACGCGGAGGAACTTGCACTAGGAGTGCAGCCCACCTTGTCCCGCGAGCAACACATCGAATTGCTCACCTGGCGCCACAACTACCGACATGGTCGCATTCTTGAGCCGCCGGCATGGATCCAATCAAACTGACCACTGACGGGCTGCTGGACGCAATCTTTGCCGCCCGGACGCTCGAATTGCTACAACAACAGGTGCGAGCAGCACTCATCGAAGCAGCGCTCGGCGAATCTCCGGGGCCTCCACAGCACACGGAAGGGGAGCGCGTTGATTGATTCAATTATTGAGGCATTGCTTGGGGCCATCCCCAAGGAAACGAGGGTACTCATCATGCGTGTGGTATGGGTGGGTGGAATATCGTTTCATGTGGCCTGGGTGTGTGGGTTGTTTGCGCCGCTCGGGCTCGAAGCACCCTTCGCCAAGGCTCAGGACGTGGTGAAGGTGGCGAGCAGCGTCGAACAGATCACCGGCGAGCTGAAGGTCTTCGCCAAGAGCACCGACCTCACCGCCATCGCCGACACGTTGCGGCAGGATCGCATTGACCGGCTGGACCAGGCGATCCAAACCGTGCGCTCGCAGCAGTGTCGCACCGCGGCCAATTCTCCCGCGCGGCAGAATTACACGTTGCGGCTGAACGAGCTGTTCAAGAAATACGTTGAGGTGGCCGGGCGCGAGCCGCACGTGCCGCAGTGTGACGAAACATGACGCCGCTCAGCCCGCATTTCTCGCTGGAGGAACTCACGTTCTCCCAGCTGGCCGCGCGCAAAGGCCTCGACAACACGCCCAACGGGGAGCAACGCGCCGCGCTGACACGGCTCTGCGTCACGCTGCTAGAGCCTGCCCGGGCGCTGCTGGGGGTGCCACTGCACGTGGACAGCGGGTATCGCGCCCCAGCCATCAATCTGGCCGTGGGCGGGGCAGCCAATTCTGCGCACATGGAGGGGCGTGCCGCGGACGTGATCCCCATCGGCATCACGCTACAGGAAGCGTTCGACCGGTTGCGGTTCTCGGCGCTGCCGTTTGATCAATTGATTACGGAGTGTGACGCGTGGTTGCACCTGGCCGTGGCCCCTGCCAATGCGCTGCCGCGTGGCGAGGTGTTGGCGGCCACCGGCGGCCCCGGCCGCTGGAGCTATGTACGGGTGACGCGATGACTGAACGCATGACACAAGTGGCCCCCTTTCCGCAGGCGCTGGCGGAGCTGGTTTCGCGGGCAACGTATCGGCCCGGGTGGAGGCTTTGGCTGGGGCACGTGCAACGTGACAAAGACTCCTCCGGGCAGTATGTGGGCGAGGGGCTGACGCTGGTGGTGACGACGCGGGGGTACAACTCCTACCAGCCCAGTGATGGTGAAACATACCGCGTGGCGCATTTCTTCATTGTCCCCGCCGCCACATACGATGAGCGCGCGTGGCAGCGGTGGCTGTTTGACCGGTTGGTGGATGTGGAGACGCACGAGTGCATGGAGTTCTTCAAGATCGACGGCCGGCGCCCTTATGCCCCGTCCCACGGCCCCGGCAACAACCCATACACCGTGCGCGACCGGCAGACGGAAGAGGACGCGCACACCATGTTTGACGGCACCCGCACAAAGGGCACTGTATGAATCACTTCATCGCGTTGTTGGCCGCCGCGCTGCTGGCGGGAGTGGAAGTGCCGCCGGATCCTGCGGCGCCCACGGTACCGGACAGGCCGCTCACGGGCGTGGTGGTCACGCAGTGCAATTTGATTGTGGCGGTGTATCTGACGATGCCGGATGGGCGGCTGCTGCGCTTTGACCATTCTGCTGGACTGCCGCCGGAGACGTTGCTGGCCATGGCCTATGGGGCGGCGCGGTCTGAGCGGGTGGAGGTGGACTGCAACGGCAACGACGGCCCCGTGGGCTACGAGAGGCACGACCCGATATGAATCGCGCGCACACAACTTACGCCGCCGTGGGGCTTGGCGCCAACATTGCGGTCATTCTGCCTTGGCTCTGCGCCCTGGGGCACATCACCATGCCCGCCGAAGTCGCTGTGGCGGCGGGCGGGCTGATTGCCGCGGCGGTGGGCTGCTTTCTCCATCGACTTCCGGGGACTCCGGTCCCTCCTACGGCGCCGGGGGCACCGGCGCAAACACAAATGCGGAGTTGACTGACATGAGTGCAAATGCATTGAATCCTGCCGTGCCCTTCCTGGTGAAGGTGAACACGGACCTGATTGTGGGCGCGGTGATCCGGAACTCGGACCCCGCCAAAGAGGCCGCGCGGGCCGGAGCGGTGATCAAGGTGGCCGCTGCGCTGCAGAAGCTGAACGGTGGGGATGTGGCCGGTGGGCTGGCGGACATTGAAGCTGCCACTGCAGCGGCTGCGCTGGATCCTGCGGAAAGTGCCGCACTGGCAACCGCCATCTCCTACGTGGCAAGCAAAGCCGCCGCCGTGCAACAGTTCCTTGCCGGGAGCATCACGGGGGCACTGGTTTCACAGATCGTGCAGCAGGTGGCCACAGAAGCCACGGCGGTTGCCCAGAAGTACTTGACTCCTGCTGCAAAAGCTGGTTGACCGGTTGCGTTACCCCGGAATTGACGGCGTGGCTGACGCGCCGTCCTTTTTGATTGAGAGGAGTGCGTTCATGAAACTCGGCCGCCTGCCCCGCAAATTCAACCCGCGCATACCGCATCTTTCGGCACTGCTTGCGGGGAAACGTCGCACGCTGGCCCCGCCGCCCTCCTCCGCTGATTACACGCTCGGCATGCCCGCAGCGTTGGGGATGTTTGCGAATGACTCCCTGGGGGACTGCACCTGCGCTGCGCTGTACCACGCGCTGCAGGTTTGGTCTCTGGCGGGGCAAGGCACGCTCGACACCGAGCCAGACAACAACGCCGTGCTGCTCTACGAGCAGACATGTGGGTATGTGCCGGGGGACGCCGCCACAGACCAGGGTGGCGTGGAACAGGATGTGCTGAGTTATGCCATGCTTGCCGGCATCCCCATTGGCGCTGACGGGTCCGGGCAGCACCGCATCACGGCATTCGTGGAGGTGGACCCCGCCAATCAGGCCGACGTGAAGCTCGCCATTGCACAGTGCGGTGTGGCGTATATTGGCTTCGATGTCCCGGACTACGCCATGAACACCACCGGGCTCTGGGATGTGCAACCGGGCAAACCCACCATTGTTGGCGGGCATGCAGTGGTGCTGGCGGCGTATGATTCCGTGGGCCCTACCTGCATCACCTGGGGCCGGCTGCAGAAAATGACCTGGGCGTTTTTCGATGAGTACACGGACGAGGCGTACGCCGTGATCGACAAGGAGTGGGTCCGCAACACCGGGCTCACTCCGGCCGGCGGCACGCTGGAGCAGCTCGAAACTCAGATGGCCGCCATTCGGGACGCTGCATGAATGATTGGGAGCTGATGCTGCTGGAGTGGTACTGCGAGGCGCTGTTTGACGCCAATGGCCCGGCGGTGCTCGCTCCGGCGCTGGACGCACGCTTTGCGGGCTGGCAGCTGGTGGGGCATGTGATTGGGCGGGATGTGTTGCTGCCACGCAAGGCGCGCATGGCGCTGGCGCCACGGGACCTGTACTATGGATTGCTGCTGCGCTCGGTGGCGATGCCGAAGCAGCTGCTGTGCCTGGTGCGGGGGACGGCGACATTTGTGGAGTGGATTGAGGACGGGGAGTTCCTGCCCATGCCGCACCCGATTGCGGGTGAGGTGGAGACGGGATTCTACTCCGCTTACCACACGCTCTATTTCCGGGCGCTCGACGGCAGCATCGCTCCGCTGGTGTCAGCGCTCACCGCGGAGGCACGCGCAGCAGACGGGCTCATGGTGGTGGGGCATTCGCTGGGGGCCGCCATGGTGACGTACTTGGTGACGGAATTGGCGGACGCTCGCCGACTGGGCACGCGGGTGCGGGGCCGCTTCATTGCCTCACCCCGGCCGGGGGATCGCACATTCGGCAAATGGGCAGTGGGCGTGATGGGGGTGAACTGGGCGGGTTACGCCTATGAGATGGACCATGTGCCGCGGGTGCCCATCTTCTTCAATTATGCACCGCTGCCCGGCACGGAGGAGATTCTGGCAGCCACAGCCAAAGCCCGCATCGCTATCAATCCTCGCTGCTCTCATCATGTGGTTTGCTACGCAGCGCTGCTTGGAGGTCAGGCAGCCATTTCAGCAGCCAAGGCGGCGACCGCGGCGGAGCAGCAATTCTTGGGATGTGTGCTAGGCGCTGCCGTGTCTCCGTGAAGGAGAGCGCGATTCCATTCTCGAATGCAACGGTAAGCACTGCCGTGGGTAGTAGTACTATGGGGTCCTCAATCCAGCGCATGTCCGTGTGCAACAATATGTCTCCCGCAAACACCCCCACTCCGCCAATCGGGCGCCACCGGGCCAACCGGCTGTAAAACAATATTGGCCTCCCCGCCACCACTACCCGCTGCCCCTCCACCCGCGTTTCCTCTTCCAGCCGCTGGCGCTCATAATCCGGAGCATCAAGCTCCACCCCACGTGTGTCCAGCAGCCCACAACTCCACCCAGACCATTTCATTTCAGCCACTTCCTTCCCTATGCCACACGCCATCTGGCGAGAACAGGATGATGCGCTCGCCGCCTTCCTGCGATAGCCCCTCACAGTAGGAACAGGGCATCGTCAGTAGTACAGCGTGTTTGCACCGGATCTCGTCCGTCTCGTGAGTGCAATGCTTATCCCATAACAGCTTAAATGCACGCTCGAAACCGGCTCGAAAGATAGCCTCGTCGCGCAACGAACTTACGAGCTGCGGACGCGCTTCAAAGTACTCATGCATGGCATCGTTGCGGGCGGCTTCCATCTCGGCGTAGTACAGCTCGGTGGAATCGTTCATCGCCTACGCTCCACTTGCTGCCGAAGGATCTCGCACATATCGCCTTTCAGGCGCTTGCCGTGACACTTCCGGCAAACCTTCTTAGCGGGACTCATGCTGTTGCGGTCAGGAACTTCGCGCGGCCCATCGTGGCAAACAATGCAGAGCTTCGCTTTTGAGGGACGCAAGTCTTCGACTCCCCGCTCGCACAGTGCGCACCGGCCGCCGCTTTGCACAAGGTTAACGCCATGCTTGTCGCAGTACGTTTCCGATGTGAGCTGATCTGTCATGGCATGAGCCCCATGTGATCGGAGGGACGCCGGTCGACGGCGCACATGAGCGTTCGCGTCTCCCACCCTGGAATAGAGCGCAGGGCATCAGCTAAATCCGGCCTGCGCTCGCGCTCGAAGGCGTCAATGATTTCCCGTACCGGGATCGGTACGCGCTCATCTTCGGGACGGTGCTCACCATTCATTCTAACCACTCCGGGCCTGCGCCACAACGCATGCACCTATGCGCAACCGGGCGTATGGCATCGCACTTGATGGCTCTTAAGCACGCCGCACACGTCACTTTTGACGGAACGCCAGTGGTCGTAAGGCTGCGACTTGCGCGCCCGCACCAAGTTCGCCCCTGCGACAACAGGGCATGGACCTTTGGCACTGCTGTCCGCTGTTGGGTCATTGGCAGGCCGGCACGTAGCGAATGAAATGGGACTCCCAGCGCATTTGCTTCAGCCGGGCGCGCAAGTCCCCGCTCCAGTCGAGCTGCGCAATGGTGCGGCACTTTTTGTGCACCCGCACGGCCTGTCCCGCCGGGTTCTGCACCACAGCGAAATGGGGCAGCACCAATAGCCCCGCGCAATAACAACAGTAACGACCGCTCATACGTGCTTGATCCTTTTGATGCGTTGCCCCCGAATCTCCGCCGGGCGATCTACAAACCGTGCATCCGCCGGGTGCGTCACCATCCAGAGCGAAACCTCCCGGTAATGGGCGGCGCGGATGCCCTGAATTGTGCGCAGCCGGGCCCACAACGCGCGATACACCCTGCGTCCCTCTGGGTTGACCTTGAGCCGGCGGCCGTGATACATGAAGCCGCGCGGATTCATCTCTCGCAGAATGCGCGTGAAGCGGTCGGCAGGCGAGAGCCTGACACGGGCACGGCCGGTGATGGCCCAGGGGCCGTAGCGATCCTCCCCGTACGCGGTCCAGAAGTAATACTCCCCGCGTTCAAATCTCCCCTCCGCTCCTGCCGCAAAATGCACCTTTGACCGTTGCGGGCTCACCGGCACCCATTTCCCCCGCACTCGCACCTTCATAACACTCTCACCCAGTCATACCACCGAATGTTCGGATTCAACGCCGCCACTCGTTCTCGCCACCGGTACAAATGCCAGTCTTCAAACATCCATCCGCCCCACACAATCTGAAAGCGTCGATGGGGCATCACGGCAGCACCTCATAACGCCGCGCCCCGCACCCGCAATAAAGCGTGCGATGCGTCCACGGGCCGGAGGCGCTGTACCGCTGGGTCACGCTGCGCCCAACCCAAGAATGATTGATGCACGTGTAGCGCTGTTGCCGGGCGTCTGTGAGCGGCACACAAATCACCACCACCTCACTCGCCCTTGGGATACGTGTGCTCATCGGTGTGTCCGGCGCCCTTGGTGCAGCGGCCCAGCGCTGACTCCACTTGCGGGCAGCGCAGGTGATGCGGCGGGGCGCCTTTGTCTTGTGGGTGGGTGCGGGCGTAGCGGTCGGCTTCCGTCCCGCGCCGCTGCACCAGCTCCAACGCCATAGCACGCGCGTCGGGGTGCACCCCGGGCGTGCTCAAATACTCCCGCAACTCTGCGTCCGACAAAGGCGCTCTCACGGCGGCAACAGGTCGCTGGGCATCTTGGGCATGGAAATCGCGGCGGCCACTGTGACGTCGGCGAGCAGCTTGATGATGGATTGGTCGCGCATATTGGTGGACCAATTGGCGCCGTCCTCCCCGGGCGCCGCCCAAATCACCACCACCGCCGGCACCTCCTTGGGCGGGTAATGCTTGGCGATCAGAGCCACGATTTCATTGCTGATTGCCTGCCGCAATTCGGGGGAGATGCTGCTCATGATTGTTGTGCCTCGTTCAATACTGTGAGCTCCAACACAATGCGGCCAACCTCCCAAGATTGGCCTTGCCAGAGCATGAACTCAAATTCCTCGTACGCCGCGGGCGGCTTGGGCATTGTTTGGGCAGCCAGCCGCAACGCTTCCTCAACAGAGCGCACAGTGCCGAGCGGAATGGCGGCGCTCACGGGAACGGCACCAGCGGCGTATCCCGCCGGACGTAGAGCGGATGCTTGGGGGAGCCGTCCCGGTTGCGGCCCAGCGCCCAGCAATTCGTCAACGGCAGCACCCGCGCCACGGCCAACACGCGGTCCGGGGCGCCCTGGCCGCCCCACGCACACACCACCTTGTCAGCTTCAGCGCAGGTGGTGCGGATCCATTGATCATTCTCCGGCCCCACCGGATCCTCACAACGCCACAGTTCCCGCGGGTCCCTGGCCCGCAGTGCGTACAAGTTGACCACGTCAATGCGCGTGAAGCACCACTGCATACTGAATGCGCAAATGGCGTCAATGGTGCGGTCGTTCTTCACCGCGTCCGCGGTGCTCGGGTTCAGCATCACCCACACAATGCGCCGTATTGGCAACCCGGGGAAATCCCGTGAGAGCTTGTAGCGGTACCGGCCGCAGGGGCTGATGACCGCGCTCATACCGGCCACCATGACTTGCAATCAAGGCACTCCAGCTTCATGCCCGGCGGAGCCAGCCCGGAAATGAACTCTTGTGTGTTGGCGCTGCCGCATGTGCCGCACTGCCGTAATGTGGTGCGAATTCCCATCCAGAGTTTGCCCAACATGTTCAGCCCGTTTTGCCTTGGCCCCCAGCCCCAAAAAGAATCCCGCCATGAATTTTCCACCAGTTCCCGGTTCCGTGTCTCCAAGAGCTTGCGGCGAACGTAAGGGTGCTGATGGACTTTGGCTAACAGAATCTCTCGCATGATGCCAACCTTCACGTCCTCCCAATCATGCCGGCGCCACGGCTTTTTCCGTTCAGCGGTCTTGAATGCGTCATGCGCTGAAGGCGCATTGGCAATTTCAAACCGGATCACATTGTCGAAGAATTTCTCTGTTTGGTAGGCGTGCTCGGCTGTGGGGTAAATGTGCCCGCCATACTGCAGATTGAAGGCGGAGAAGTTTGACAGAACATAAAAGTCCTGCTCGTAAAAGCACACTCGTTCCGGCGTGTCCAACCCATGGCACAGAACACTCATACCTTCTCCAATCCCGCTGCCGCGTCCAGCATCACATTGCGGAGCTTGCCGAGCGTGGGCTCGCCGGGCGGCGCGTATTGCATGGCCCGCAGCACGGCGGGCGCGATGAGCGCCATCGCGAGCACCTTACGGTCATCCGCAATCATATCCCGCAGCATGCGCGCGGCCAGTTGCGTGAGCTTGCGGTTGGTGACGTCTTCGGTCATGCGGACGCCTTCACCGGCGGCCGCCAGGGGCAATCCGCCCAGCGGCCCAGCGGCTCTTTGTTCCCGGCGGGCGGGCGCCGCGGCCGGAGTCTGTGCTCAAGGAATCCGAGGGATTGACCTTCGATATCGACGTGGTAGATCATTTCCATGCCCGGGCGATGCGGGCCACAGTCACACACCTCAATGACCACCCCAAGCAATTCCCCATGCGACGGACTGAGGTATGCCCACACCGGATCTCCAGGGCTGAATTTCATTGCAGCAGCACCTTACGAATGGTGGGGGTGGAGAGCCCAGTGAGCGCGGCGATTTGTGCGGGGGTCTGCCCTTCACGCTTGAGCGCCTTCACCTGCTGCCGCAGCTCCGGCGTGACGCGGCGACGCTGGTCCGTGAGGGCTGCGGCGGCGAACGCTTCAAACCGCTTCAGCACCGCGGCGCGTGTAGGCGCGACACGGGCCTCGGCGAGCGCCTGATCCAACATCACCTTGAGTACGTTTTTAAGCATGCCGCAAACTCCTGCCAATTCACTCTTCGTTCCCAGCGGCAGACAGCATGATTCCGCAGCCCCTCCGCATTTTCCTGGTTCACCACAAACAGCGCTTGCCAGGTGAACAACAGGTATTCTCGCTCTACTCGCAGGAACAGGAAACCTTTTCTCTGTTCCAGGAAGTCCCGCTGCAGCGCCCAGCGGTTGGGGTCCGGCTCCACCACCACCCGCGTTTGCGGCCGCTTGGGCCAGTGCGGCAGGTCCTTCAGCTCGATCCACACTGTGCCGCATTGCGGCATGAAGGCGGAGACGTCCGGCACACCAATGGTGAAGGACTCACAATGCTTCACGGGATGCTGCCACAGCCCAAGCATCCCGGCGAACAGGTAGGTCTTCAGAGAGGTCTCAGCCATCCGCGTATGGGTCCGGCATGTCCGGGTTCGGCACATAGTGCCCCAGGCGGAATGATGCCCAGGAAAAGAGGTCCGCCTCATGCGGAAAGAAAATGCCCCCGGCCACCGCCTCAATGAATTCCTCATGCTCCCGCCATGTGGCCGCAATACCCCCACGGTCCACCGGCAAGTACCCGCCGTCTTTGTTGTGCTGCAGCGCGACACACTCCGCTGGCTTGCCGAGGGTGTGAATGGCGCAGCGGCCGGCGATGAGCCAGTGGCACACGCCGCGCGGATCCTTCCCGATCTGCGTGCCGCCGCGCTGCCCTTTCAACCGCGGCACCAGCATCATGGTCTCCTCGTGGTCCGTTTCCGGCCCGGCCCAAAAATCGATCTGCAGATGCTTGCGCACCAGCTCCGGCACGGTCAGCCCGAGTGCCGCCGCCAGCGGCTCGATTTGCTCCCGGCGGAAGAACCCCGGCCGGTAAGCGCAGGCCTGCTGGCACCCGGCGCAAGTGCAGGCGTTGTTCACGGGGTCAGCCATTTGACATTCTCCACTTGCAGCATTTTGAAGTCTGAGGGGAACCGCCCTTTCACCGCCAACCACTGCCCCAGCGCCGCACGCTCCACGATCGGAGCGCCAAGCTGTGCGTAGCGCCGCGCATTGATGCAACATAGCACCCGGCCGCTGTCATCTTCCAAGTGAAACAGCAGCATATTGCGTTCCGAATCCGCCACCCGTCGCCCGCTCCGCCGCACCAAATACTTCTCCTCATTCAAGTCCCGCAGGTTCTTCTTGATCAACCGGCCGAGCACCGCGAACACCCGGTGCGGCTCCCCCACGTCAATCTCGCCGATCTGGTTGAGGTGGGAGATGGTCTTGAAGTGCTGCTCTGGATGTGCATAAAGATGGGCCCAAAGCCGACGGGCGGGCGAGTGGTCCGCGTAGCGGGAGGGTTTAGCCAGCAGCTTCTGTTGCCGCGGGGCGAGCGGTTGCCCCCGGCGGCGGCGGGCCAGAATGTCCTCCGCGGTGGCGGCGCCTAGACCATCAATGCCAGTCAGCGGCCCCACGAGCTTGCCCTCTGACAATTCCCATTGCAGCGTGCTGTGCTGCGGGTCCACGGGCACAAAGGCAATCTCTGGATTTTCCTGCAACAGCTCCCGCAGCATCACCAGTGCGGATTCCTCGTCCCTGGCGTGGCGCAGATTGGCCACTGCAAAGGGCAACGGGTGGTGAGCCTTCAACCAAGCCGTCCAGTACGAGACTAACCCATACGCCACTGCATGGCTTTTGTTGAAGGCCCACGACCCGAAAGTGTTGATTGCTTTCCACAGCCGCTCCGCGTCCCCGCGGGCCATGCCGTTCTCCTGTGCACCTTTCAGGAAGTTCTCCTCAAACTTACCGAATGCCTCGTTGCCTTTGCGGTCGGACATGAGCTTGCGGATCTTGGCGGTATCGGCCCAGGAGAACTTGCCGATCTGCCGCGTGATCATCATCACCTGCTCCTGGTACAGGATCGTGCCGAACGTCTCCGCGGTGTAAGGGCGCAGTGCAGGATGAAGTGGATCTCCGCGCCCGGCATTCTTCCCCAGGATCCATCGAGTGGTTTCACCTCCACTGAGTGGTCCAGGACGCGCAAGCGCAGTAATCGCGGCAACGTCATCGAAACAATCAATCTTGATCTGTTTGGCGACGCTTTGTAGAGCGATACCCTCATACTGGAAGATGCCGGAAAACCGCCCCGCGTTGAGGAGATCGAATGTCGCTTGGTCACTCAGTGGCACCTCATACATGCCCGCCGGGCGGATGTCCGCCAAAGCGCTGCACTCTTCAATGATAGTGAGAGTGCGGAGCCCGAGCGCGTCAATCTTGAGCACATTCAGCTCCGCAGCCATCTTCTTGTCCACATGCGCTACGGTGTCCGCGCCCGCAGCCGTGACGCCACAAAAGTGACTCACCGGCTGGTTACACACAATCAACCCGCTGGCGTGCACCCCAGAGGTTTTGGCGTGGTCTTCCAGCCGCTCCGCCACTTTGAGCACGGGGTATTTCTTCAGCAGCTCGCGCCCGATGCCGAGTTCTTGCAAGGAGTCCGCGAGACAACTGCCCGCGCGGGAATCCCCGGAGCTGCGCTCGATGATCACGTCTTTGAACTTATCGAGCTCAAACAACGGCACCCCGGCGTTCTTGGCCACTTCAGTCAGCGCGCTCTTGGCCTTGTACCGCAAAACATTGCCCACGTGCGCTACATTGTGCTCACCGTACCTCTTCCGTAAATAGGTCAGGATCAGGTGGCGCTTGCTGTCGGGGAAGTCGATGTCAATGTCTGGGAGATCGAAGCGGTTGATGTCGATGAAGCGTTCAAAGATCAGTCCAAACTTCAGCGGATCAATCTCCGTGATGCGGGTCAGCCAGCACACCACAGATCCCGCCGAGGAGCCGCGTGCGGGGCCCACCAGCATGTGGAGCTTGGCGTAGTTCAGCAGATCCCAGATCACGAGGAAATAATCTGCGAACTTTTTTTCCGCGATCAGCCTGAGTTCATACTCCAGCCGTGCGGCATACGCCTCCCCCAGCTCCCGCCGGGTCAGCTCCGCGCGGCAAAGTGCCGCCAGCTCCCCGTCCGGGTCCGTCACGGGGTATTTGATGTTCTGGGCCTTGGGCAGCGGGGTGTCGCTTTCCTCCACCAGCCGGCGCATCGCCTCCAGCCACTCCGGGCGGGCTCCTTCCATCCGCAGCTCCGCCGGGGTGAGAATGTGGCGCGAGCCGGTGTGCTGCCGGGCCTTGCGGCCGAGCATCAGCGCCCAGGCCTGCGCGTCCCCGGGGAGGGGGTAGAGATTGTCCCCGGAAGCCAGCGCCGTGGCCCCGGCCGGCCGATTGACCCCGGGGCTGAAGCAGTGCACCGCCCCCGGGAGGGAAGTCGGCGCCTGGACGATTACCGCCCATTCCCGGCCCTGCTCCAGCACCTGCGCCGCGGTCAGCGGCCCCCCGGCGGCGATCGCGGCATAGAGCCCGGCCAGCCCCGCCGGGCTCCGCGGCACCACAATCACCCCCTCCCCGGCCGGGCCGGTGAACCGGCTGCCGAGGACGGCCTTCTTGCCGGCCTTGGCGCAGGCCTGGGCGAACGGGACATGCCCCCAGCCACCGGGGTCCGCAATGACACCGCCCCAGGCGGGGAGGCGCGCAACCACCTCCCCCATGGGGCCGAACGCCGTGCCGAAGCTGAACTCAGTGCGGATGATCATGAGGACGCGACGTTCTGGGCCGCTCTTGCCGTTGCCAATTCTGGGTGTGCTTGAAGTGCTGCCGCTTCCACCAGTTGGCACTCCAGGGGCAATGGGTCAGGAAACATGTTCTGTCCATTGAAATGGCTCTGCATCTTGTCATTTACGTAGCTGACGCCTCTCACAAGCAATGCTTCTCGCAGCACTGAGAGGGCGAGCTTTACTGCATTGTCATTGATAGCATCAGCAACTAATTGATAGAAATGAGTAGTGCTGATGCGGTGCGCTTCGGTCATGCCTCGCGGCCAGTCGAATGACGCATAAGTTGGTCGCACCACAATGCCTGTCAATTTGCCCGCTCGTGACAGCCGCCAAACATATGCTAACCATGAAGCTGCATCCGCAGTCAACTCACCATTTGGCCGCTGCTTTTTTGGAAAGTACACGCCGCCGCCATCACCCCCGTCTGTCAAGTTTGTGAGAGCACCACGCCCGATCCGTTTGATCTCTTCAATCTCAAACGCGTATGCTTCTTCCTCATCGGCAAATTCCTGCACCACAACATATGAAATTTCAAGTCCCGCGTCCCAGATTTCCCTGATCATGTCGCATTTTGGGTGAACAACACCTCGTTTTGCTTCTTGTGCATGATGATACATACGGTTGCCCTTGCCTTTGCCAACATAGAATACCAGCCCGTCGCGCGGGTCAAGCAAGTGGTATACGTAGTAAGTCTTCAAAACGGTATGTCGTCTTCCAGGTCATCCCGCGGCGCCGGGTTGCGGTTGAGCCGCAGCGGCTCGTCCCAGTCCGCCAGGATGCAGAGCCAGTGCAGCTGCCGCGGGGAGAGGAACGTGTTCAGCCCGTGCTCCTTCGCCTTCATAACCATCTCTGCGGCAAAGTCCTGCGCGTTCTCCGCGCGTGCCTGGGACTGCGCGTCACCGCACAGCTGCCGGAATTCGGCCTCGTCGGTGAACCAGTCGGCAGCGGTGGTACGGTCGGTGTTCATGATCTCTCAACCTCCGGATCAGTTGTTCGCGGTGAAGCATCCACTCCAGCACCGCTTCGGCCTCTGCTTTGTGACGGTAATATTGGCTGGAGCCGCCCAATCGACCCGTGAGCGCCAGAAAGTGCCGCACCCGCGTGTCTTGCACAAACCAGCCCACATGATTGTAACAGAGGACATAGCGCATCACAGCTTCAAACTCTTGTAACACTCCATCAGCAGCTTCACGTCATCCAGCGCGCGGTGCGTCTGCCCCGGGAACCGCGCCCCCATCACCTCCTCTGCCCAATTCACCAGCCTCTTCCCACCGCTGAGCGGGACGGTGTCGATCTGCCGCCACCACCAGGGGAACCGGTGCTCGCACCCGATGCGCCGCAACTCGAACAGCAGCATGCCGAGATCGAACGGCGCATTGTGGGCCACGACCGCGTTGTCCATGTCTAGCCGTACGAATTCAATCAGCTCCGGCAGAATATCCGGGAAGCTGGGCGCGTCCTTCAGGTCTGCGTCCCGCAGCCCGGTGATGCGGATGATGTCGGGGGAGAGAGGCACCCCCGGGTTGAGCAACCGTACAAAGGACTCTTCCCGCTGTGGCCCTGTCCGCACCATGGCCAGCTCAATGATCTGTGGCTGCTTGGCTGGGTCCGGGATGCCGGGCAGGATCAGGCCTGTGGTTTCCGTGTCGAAGAAGATCATGCCAACCGCCTCAATTGCCGAATGGTTGCGTGGGCCTGCGCCAATTGCTCCTTGGTGCGGGCGACAATGTCGCGCAACTCCGCGCTGGCCTCCCGCGCCCGGTCCCGCTCAAACGCCAGCCGCTCCACGGTCTGCGTATGCTGCGCCATGAGCTTGCCCAATGCGCCTTGCGCGGGTTCCGGCCAGCGAATCACGGGTCCTGATGCTCCGCGGCAAGCATCGCGGCGTACGTGATCAAGTCCGCAGCGGAATCCGCATGTCCGTCCTGCTGCAAATTGGCGGCATACCGCCGGAGCTTGTCCACGCAATGCACCACCAGGAACAGCCGCAACGCCTGCTGCTCGGTGGTGATTTCGGGGATGCGCCCATTGAACAGCTCCAACAGCATGCCCCCGGCGCTCTTCCAGGAGGTGCCATACTGCGGGGTGCGGTTGCGGTAAGTCTCGGCGGCTTTGGCCAGTGCGCGGACGGCTTGTTCCCCCGGCATCACGGGCCGGTCCATCGGGGGCATTGCCAGCGGTTTGCGCTTACTCATCTTTCTCTCCTGCGTGTGTGGAAATGCCGCCCTTGCGGCCCGCGCGGCGCGCCAGCTCCCGATCCTGCGAGAAGGAGCGTTGCTGCGGCTCGAGAGAAAGGCCGCCCTTGCGCCCCGCCTCGGAAGCCAACCGCCGGTCCTGGCTGAAGGAACGCTTCTCCGGGGGGACTGAGTGCCCGCCCTTGCGCCCTGCCGCGGCGGCGAGCTGCCGATTCTGCGAAAAGGAGCGTTGCTCCGGGCGCACCTTGCTGCCGCCCATGGAGGCGATCTCACGCTGCCGGGCAGGATCCATGGAAGCGAACCCTTTCTTGCTTACCATCAGAAGTCTCCCGGCGCCACCTGAGCGCATAGAATGCCTTTGCTCCGCCAAAATGCCACCATCCTGTCCCGGTCATCAAACACCAGCTCAATGTGCCACCCTGCGGCCAGTTGCAGCGCGAGCCAATTGCCCTTCAGCTGCTCGTCGGGGCGATGGTCCCCGGTGGGGCGCATCCGCGTGCGTACATCCAGCAGGTGCGGCGCCCAGCGTCGGTACCATTGCTCGGTGAGCTCGCGGTAGGCCTCGTCCCGGCCGCTCCACACTTCCACCTCCCCGCGGCGCTGCTGAATCAGGGCGCGCGCAATCTCAATAATGGGTTGGCGGGGGCGGTCCTGGATGCAAGCCGCATGGAACGCGGGCCAGTCCTTCTTCGGACCGGACACATGATGCCGCCGGTGCTCGCAGTCCGTCAGCGTGCCGTCGAGATCAAAGATAATCATCGGTCCCTCGGACGCGGTGGGTCCGCAATCTTCACCAGCCAAGCCAGCATCGCCAGCACCACGGAATGCTTGTGCGGGCCCCGAATCTTGCAGCGGCTGCACTGCACCCAGGAACAGCGATCCCGCTCGGTGCGAATGATCAATGTGCGATGCGTACAACGCCTCATTGCGTCTTTCCTCCCTTGGCGACGGGGGTGGCCTCGTGGCGGGTGCGCTCGGCTTCGCGTTGGATCTGCGCCAGCAACGCGTCATGTTGCCCGCGGCGTTCTGCCCGGTTGTACGTCAAGGGCTGAATGGGGCACTGGGTGTACCGCGGGAAAATGCACACCCCGGTGTTGGCACAGGCCACCTGAATGAACGGCGCGGCCCAGGGGTGCATCTTGATCACCTCCCATCTCATGGCCCGGAACACGTCTTGGTACTGCCCCTGTGTGCGGGTGCAGAGCCGCACCTCCGCCATATCGTGGAGCGTCCGCAAGGAGTACTGCGCGATAATGGAAGTGTGTAGCCCGGTGGGCAGCAACTCCCGCGCATGCTGCACCGGCACGCCTTCATCCGCCAGCTGTGCGTAGCACTCCAGCACCGCCCGCATCATCACGTCATACCCCTCCTGCTGCTTCGCGTTGGCACCGGCGAGCGGCTGCCAGGCGTGATCTCGCACGTCCACGGTGCGCTGACTTTCCTGCGCGTAGGACCCGTGGCGAGTGCGCACCAGCTGATGCGTGAAGGAGCGGGAGACGCCGCTGATGCGGAA